AAGCAGATATATTGCCATTTAAAGTAGTCTCTAATTCTAAAGTTGTTATTGCAACTCCTCCTACTGGTTTTTTAACGTCTCTAAATCTTACATAAGTCGTACCATCATTAAAACCATTACTTGGAAATGAAACAGTTAAAGTTTTTGAAGCTGCTGTAGTTGTAAAAGGATCGTTGGGTAAAAAATCTTCTGTTGCAAATTCTGTTCTTGGAGGTTTTGCATGTGCTAAAGCTTGTGGATCTGCCCCGTGTGGTCTTGGAGAAATCTGTGGTTGCTTCGGTTCATATTCAGAATTATGTACCCACGCACCAGTCCATTCTTGAACCATTTCTCTGTATGGAAATGCTGCTCCAGAACGATCTGAAATCATTAATGAATATCTACCTCTAGAAAATTTTCCCATTATTTTTTACCTTTTTTTCTTAGTGATTTTTGATATGCTTTTTTAACCTTAGGATGATCAAAATAAGGTCCAGTTTTTTTTACAAAATCTGATGTCATTACTTTATGATAATGATCAATCATTCCTGGACCAGCACTATGTTTTTTTTCTTTTAAAGTTTTATTCATAGACGCTATAATTTTATCTTTTTTTCCAGTAGGATCTTTTTTATAAATATTTCTTTGACCTTTTAAAAATTCTAATCTTTGTTTTCTCTCTTCTTTTCCTACTCTTTTAATTTTTTTAGAACTTTTAATAATAGCTCCCATTCCTTTTGTCCAGAGTGTCATTATATATTTGGATAATAAGTTTTCGGTGTAATGTACGTACTCGCCGCTGATCCATCCTCCGCTAGTGCCCTTTGTAATTCATCTTCATAATATAATTTTAATTCTTGTGATCTTTGTGGTGCATATTTTTGTGATAAATAAAATGCTAATCCTGCCGTCATGCAAGGAACAAATCTATAAGGAGCATCACTTGCATTTGTATAAGCTCCTACGTCTTGAATTCTTTTAACAAAGTAAATGTGCATGTCTTTAGATGCAGCTGTAGAATTAGGTGTTGGGTAAATGGTTACCGTAACTTTGTCCACGAATCTTTGAACCCAGAATTGACTTGGAGTTCCTTTAGTTAGTTTATTAGAGAAAGCTGCATAAGTTGATCTTGCAACTTTTGTCATTGGTAAATCTGTTTGATCTGTAGATGTTCTATCAGTTCTATATTGAGCAGATAAAATATCTGATAATCCGTAAGTAGAAGCACCAGAAGTTCCACCTACTGTAACAGAAGATGTTCCATCATCTGTGGATCTATAAAAAGTGTATTCAGCTTGACCTTCAATTAAGTCAATATTGGTATCACCAACTTCCCAAAAATGAATTCCTCTATTCCCCCATTCTTGAAAAAGAATATTTAATGATCTTCTAGCACTATGTATTTGATGACCAGCCGTCCCGACTAGGCCAATTCTTTCGTATGCTTCTGCAATGATATCATCAATTGCAAAATTCTTTTCAAATGTATATGAGCCAGATGTTGTATTTGCCATCTAAACTCCTATCCATAGAATATAGTAACTTTATCTACATTACTTAAAGTTGCATATCCACTCGTTGCACAATAAAGTCCATCACCTGGAATTATGATATTACCTGATAATGGTTCTCCTGCACTTGTTCCGCCAATTCCAATATCAAAAACAGCAATAGAAGTTCCACTTGAACCACCATCTTTAATAGTAATACTGCCAGCTGCTCCATCACTTACGTACCAAATTCCTAAAATTCTACAAGGTCCAGCAAAAATAGCTGCTGAAGCGGTTGCTCTAGTAGTTTTTACATTACTTATATATGTTCCCATATTTTTCTCCTTAATAGTGAGCTCCCGAAGGAGCTCACAATATTTTAGTTAGCTATTAACTCCAAGCCGCTGCGCCTGTGTCAAATGTAGGTCCTGTTGCTAAATCATGAGCAAAGTTCCAAATGCCTTTTTCAAAGCAAGTAAAATACAAATAACAACCGTGAGTTAAACTATTTGTAGCTGCATTAGCAGGTGTGTAAGTTAAAGTCGTCTCATTCGCTACAGATGTATCTATAGTCGAAGCAGAACCAGAAGTTCTACTCTCTACTTTTGAGCCTGTTCTAAAAACATCACTACCAGCGCATGCAAACGAAAGTGTTGCTACTCCGCCTGCTGTTTCATCTGATTGATAATGAACTACTACAGTTCCAACTGTTGCTGCCGGTAATGTTACCGCTTGTGCAGCACCGCCTGTGTAATTGTTAACCGTGATTACATTAGCTGTGTAAGTTAATGTTGCCGCAGTTGCTACTACTGTTGCAGTTAAGCTAGTTAGATCTGGTTTCATTCCTAAAAACCTAGATGTTATAACTCCTGTACTAGCAGCTTTATTGATCTGTTGAAATCCTTTTTCGGACCTAACTGGACCATTAAACGATGTGTTTGCCATAATATTCCTCCTAGAATATCTTAAATGTAGTCCCTAGGGGAAGTCGACTATACGCGTCTACATTTAATAGTTATTATTAATTGTATAGTAATTAGTTTTATATATTAGATTTATATTGAGTGCAAGAGATCCTTACAGAAATACGCGATTTCAGCGATGTAGCTTTATTTAAGTAGCTACAGAAACTTGGGGGGCAGAATTTCTAATTGCATTTTCTCTATCTGCAATCTTACGTTCCTCGGCTTTAATCTCAGTAATAACGTTTTTAATAGCGTTATCAATTTCGACCATATTGAGAGTATATTTACCACTTTGCTCATACTCCAACTGCCACCTCAACTCCAAGGACCGTTTTTGTTTGTACAGGTCTTGTACCATCTATAACCTCCTCATAGGTTATTCTGTTAGGATTGTTCGAAAACATTCCCGTTGATTCCCACTTTATACTCTTTTCTCCAATTTTGTCAAGGATAGATTTTTCCATGGACTCAGCATTATCTTCTGCTTCTACTTCAAAAGAAGCATAATGATCATAAGCCCATATTTTTATGAGGAATTTCTTCATTTTCTCACCTTATTTATTAAATGTGGCGGAACTGTGTTCCGCCACATAATTAGTTTAGATTACGCACCTTCAACGCCAAAGATACCTCTAAAGTCTGATACGCCAAAAACGTATCTTTCTCTAGCTTTGTATCTAACGTTACCAGTATCAAAATCACCTTCCATTGAAGTTGTCAATGGAGTTCTTTCAAAGTGTTTCATACCGTTAGGAACGTCCGTAATGATGTAAAATGAATCAGAATCATTTAAGAAATGGTTCACTCTGTATCCTTGAGGAATCATTCCCATTGAGTTGATTGCATTGATATCATTATCTGCTGTCTGTGTTCTACCTTGAGATTTTAATAATCTCTCAGCTTGATACTGATTAGCAGATGGAACTATCATCTTCACGCCTCTAGCAGCGATTTTTAAACCTCTTTCATCAGTCATAGCAGCGATATCAATCAATGCTTGTTCTAATGAAGTTTCGTTTAAGTCAGCTTGCGTAGTTAAAGTGTTTTTAGTTGCTCCTGCAATCGTAGTGTGATTTGTAGAAAACAATTCTTTACCGTCACCAGATTTAAATGTACCTACCGAAGGTAGACCATTATTTAAAGGTGCCGCTGCTTTAACTTGTTTAGCGTTTGACATAGATCTTGCTAATGCTTTTGTGTATCTAGAAGCTAATCTATCGTAGAGGTTATCTTCGATAGCTTCTTCTGTGATAGCGAAAGCAAGCGCGATCGTTTCCATTGTGTAACGTGCAGTGTAAGTTTCTTGCGCTTCATCGTATGATACGCCAGCTCCTTCTGCTTTTACGTTAGCGTTAGCGAATCCTGATAACATTACTTCCTCTTCGAAAGCTCTGTCACTAGACTCGGTTACGTATATTTCGGCAGACTCATTGTCATACCGTTTGTACTCCAGCCCGAATAGTGCATTCAGACCGGGTTCTAGTTCTTTAACTAGCTGTGCTCTTGATATTGCCATGTCTATATGCTCCTATTAGATTGTCCAGTCGTTACCAGCAGTAGCTGAGTTACATAAGTATTGTCCAAGGTTCTGAGCAAAAACCATTGAGCAGTAAGCTGCCGTTTGGTCATTGTTTTCAGGATCCTCAGCGTTTCTTATGATTCTCCACTGATTGTTGGTATCGTGGATGTTACCAATGTCCATTGTATTAGTACATTGTCCAGAAATTTCACTTCCTGTTGGGACAGCTGCTGCAAAAGATACAGTTCTTCCGACGTTTGCCTGAGTTACTGCTGCAGATGTTGAACCAACGAAAAGTTGAAATGGATTGTCTATTACAAAACATGTAACATCTTCACTGTTAGCCGGAGTAATAGGTTGGTTGTACCAGTTCGCCCACGTCGGCTTCAAAGTTGTAGCCGCATTGTAGAAGATACCGTTAAACACACCTATTGTTAGAAAGGTACGAGTGCTTGAAGCTTCCACGATGTATCCGTCCTTCATTCGAACAGAAGCACCTTGAAATAAATCAACAGTCGCACCAGCATCTATGTAGTAATTGCCTTGACCCTGCGTAGCTGGTGTTTCACCAACTGTACCCGCAGCAATCAAACCAAAACCAGCTGTGTTACTATTAGCCATAGTTATTACTCCTTTTGTCTATATTTCTATAGACGGGTTTATTTAAATCGATGATAGGGAATTGGTTGTTATCCCGAGAATAGTTAAAAAATTAACTTTTCTTTGTACCACCGAAGGTTACACGAGACTGTCGATCGACATCGATCGGCATACTCTTATGTTGTTCCCTAAGTAAGTCAGTTTCAACTGCTTCGTCTTGACCTTCAGTAAGTTTTTTCTGATATTCAACACGTTGCTTCGCGAGTTCTTCGGGTATCCTAGCCAACAATAGGCCTCCTACTCCAATCACCCCAGCGTATTTGCCTTCAGCAACTACCGGATAATCTGTGCCAGAATATTCATCAGCTCTCACTAATTCATATCCTTCTCTGAGTCTTCCATAAATGTTTTTACTATCTTGGAATCCTACAGATTCAGCTCTTATCCATCTGTGCCTAAAGCCATCAGGCGCTTTGGGTGCATCCAGAGAGGATGGTGGCTTGTACTCCTTTGGCCTTTCAGTGTTTGACCGAGTAACAGCTATCCTCCCTCTCCCATC